CACACAAGTGGAGGCGGACCAACATAAAAGAAAGTCGAAAAATCATCGCCTCCTGCGACGGCCAGATCAACCGTATTGACCTGGTCAGACGGCCTGGAACGAACATTCAAAATAAACACTTCAGGATACTTATCTGTAAAGCCTGCTGTAGATCTATCAAGTCTCCTACAAGGCTCAAATCTATACTCTGAATAATAAGGATATTCAATCTCAAGACTGGGATTGGCGCCCACATTAGTCCAAGTAGCGCCTGAATGCCCAGATGGAAAAGTCGATTTACCTTGATATGCTATATATGATTGTTGCATGCCAACCGTTGATCCAATTGGATGGATCGATGTTGTTACGATTGCGCCAACTCCTGATTCGTAATCACGTGACATAGCCATTATATTACCGTCGCTCCTATCACCGTAGTACAGCGCTTTATAGCGTATAGTGCCTCTCCATCCCACATAACCATATGTCAAATAATTCAACAATGTATTGGTGGTGTAGTTGTACGGAAATGATCCGGTACTATGAATGGCACCAGGAACTGCTCCACGGTTTAGGGGGTATCGGGGTAATCTGGCGGTGAGCAGATGATAAGCGCTAGGAGACGTCGAAGTCGGCAACCCTATTGACATGTAGTGATTATATCGTTTGGCTAAAGCGCGAAAACTCCTAAAAGTTTCGCCCATAAAAACGGTATTTAATCTTTCTTCGTTAGCATTCGGGACTGTCAACATGTCGACGCCCTCCTTAAATGGCTCTTGTGCGTCATCATGCTCAGCGTCTTCTTCCAATCCTTGCTCCTGTAAAGTAACAGGATCAACTAGAAGCTTCAACGAGGCGACATCCCGACTCGGATTCGCAAACTGCAAATCGGGTTCACCCTTGAGAGAAACGAGAATCCGAATATCAGGACTAGTGGCGGCAGGAGCCGTCAGACTGTTAACAACATAAATTCCCAGAACGCCATTCGACATCCATGTGGCAGGATTCAAATTGATTCCTTTGCCAGCTATCATCTCACTGGTAATATCGCCACGCAATCTATACTGGGTCTTTTGACACATAGGTATCGTAACGGTGAAATCACGCACCTCACTAATATCGACAATCCGCATATAATTCACATTGTATTCCGAATGTTGCAAATAGTTAGGATCATAGACTATACGTAATCTTCCTTTATGATACGCCGAGCACACGACCTGTATGCGATATGTTAAAGAGCCAGTCCAATAATGGAACGGCAACGCCGCGTATGCACACGAAGACATGAACACATTGGCAGGATTTGAACCGACAATGAAAGGATCAACGCGTATCTGTCCTAATGACGTCTCCGGTCCGTCAGTCAACGCCCAGGGAAAACGCGCAATAAGACTTTCGTGCCCAACAATATGACTCACTGTCATCTCATCCGTATGGCCTAAACCAGTAACACGAGGGTCAATAGTAACCTCATTTTTGGAATCTAATCCGAGTGACACTACGTTTTCAGCAACGTCAGTATTACACAAATTTCCTCCAAAAATCGGGGCTACCGCCTGCGCAACATCAGTGCTAACCTTAGGACGGGACCACCCGAATATTCGAGCGATACCAGACACAGCGTCAGCCACATATGACGTTGCCATCGCATATGGCGCGATCGCAGGAACCCACGTAGCGCCTCGTGCCGCCCAAGTGGCCACTGCCGAGGCTGGACGTGAAATTACACCAGCATTTGGCGAGACTACATCAGCCTCATCCGCCTGCAACTGCAACACGTCCTCGCCTTCCGACTGTGGCGATAAGCCATCAGGATCAACCGAGGTGGGCACAGATAACACAACATCTTCAGCATGTACCATAACAGACATAGTTATATCATCAGTCCCACCATTGGCATGACGCAAGTCAACCATGGATTCAAGAATAATTTGACCCATTCGATTCCAATTATTGCTAACCTCAGATACAACCATGTTATTTCCATCATAGAAGAATGGCAAAACAAATTCGCCTCCTTGAGACATAGTAGGATCGATGAATATACGCGGACGCTGAGAACGTAACATCAATTCATTAGTATTGCTCCCAGTGAACGCCAATAAATCATCATAAGCATCCTCCTCTGCAAGTGGCAAATACGAAGCCATATATCTTCCGTAATAGAAGGGATTGCCATTAATCAAAAATTTAACACGCAGTTTACATTTCAATAAATGATAATTGGCTACCCTATTAATAACTCGTGGGTTCTGGAAAAATAGCTGCCAGGGATTAAACCTAGTAGCATATTTCAAATTCAGAGGCAGCTGTATGGTCAGGATCTTGACTGGCCGACCGAAAAACTCTTGAAGATCGTCATTTCGTGAATCCTGCATATTAGCAGTTGGATCCATTCCTCCGACCACTTCATAAGTCGTATTCGGTGCAACATCATCAAATCTAACCGTCTGTTCCGTCGTAACATCGGACTGCCCCCCAGTCCGAACTCCTAAACGAGACTCCTCTCCTGCTTGTAACTGCAACCGAGTCTCGGCATGACATCCCAAAAACATGTCATGACTAACAATATCCTGTTGTGACAATTTAGTAGTACTTTCCTCTTTAAACGAAAAATTCATAATAAATACAGGACGGCTGGTAAGCCTAAAATTACATGGGAATAACAACTAACACAAATATGTACTAATTAAACAAATATATATAATATGTAACAAATAAACACAATTGTATTCCCTAATTCGTGTATGATAACGGTTCTCCGTCATCAATACACAGGTCGGAGTCATCCATCCAAGTGTCACCGGATAAATATCTCTCGACCAACTCATCGTAGCGATACGGCCTAATGCCGCCATCGCCACGCTGCACCATAGATAAATAAGGTATTATCTTATGGCGCTGAGCAACTTCCCATAGTTGCTCACTCCTTCTTTCGTACACCCCTCTTCCGTGTCTGAAGTACTCTCTATACGCACTATCGATTGCAGATGCACACTGTTGTTCCACCAGCACGTCAGCATGTTTGCGCTTCATATAACAATGGAGAGATTTGGAAATGGAAGTCTCTTCGATTGGAGCGATATAATTCTGGACATCATCGCTCCATACAAATCGCCGTTTCAGATATGTAACCTCGTCAATAGTAACGAAGGGCAACAATTCCGATTGCTTATCAGCAGAAGTATAAGTAATCCCAGCTTGCTCTAAACACTTTGCGTGCACTTTCATATCGAACCAGGTGCAACTATCGCTCACATCGGCAATATTGTCATCACCCATAAAATTCGCACATATATGCTCGTCATAACGCCAATATTGCTCCAAAGGAGCAGCAGACATATACGAATATCGAAACAATATTGAATTATTACCATTACTAACCATTACTGTCGCAAACACACCCGACGGCAATGAGCCAAGAGCCTGAATATACACACCATTCCATTCATATATAGGATACGCAAACTCGACATACAAGGCTCTCACAACCATCAAATCTTCCGAATCATATCCACCCCAGCGCAGCACATCACAATGCGCCTGTCCAGTAGTCAGCGTTAACTGAGGAGTCATGGATTTGTCCCAATGCGCATAATCGCCAGCTATGCAACGCTTCCCATCGCTTTTATTAAACACAGCGTGATACAGCTTAGTCCAATCAGAATTGTAGCAATTTGCGCTGACACAGCATTCAAATTCCTCCCAATGATTCTGAAACATCCTATTAAGGCCACCCAAGTACATTTTACACACAATGAGGAAAGCGAGTTGTGTACCCGCAAACACCCTGAGCTTGTCCTTTGTAAACTTGGTCGGTTCGTCCTTGACATTGGCCTGGTATAATGCATAAATGCGTTCACCGGCCTTTGCTCGTTCTATCATGTCATTGACGAGACGTTCTACCTCAGGATCGAGATGAATCACTACAAAATTTCCAAATTCATCAACCTCCGCATATCCTTCTGCCAGCCGTCGCTTAGGCCCTCCTATCGGGAGACCCATGCTCGTGGTCAAGTTCAAACCATCCGCTCCATTGACTCCTTCAATTGGCTGTATGGCACTCTCATAAGTCCACACATGGAGATATTTGGCACCGTCAACTTTCTTAGCCTTCGCTAACAAAAAGTTGGAAAACGACTGTCCCGCATCACTCAGAATATCGGGATCCAGTCTGTTCTCTGGCGCGGCTATCTCCGCCAAATTGCTTTGCCACGGCCGGTATGTATTGATATGCTTAGGCTTTCCATGCTTTCTCTCGAGACCCATAACTTCCTCAACTGTATCACTAATTGGTGTAATCTGGACACACGACCGTAAAGTACGGGAACCACCTGAATGAGGACCAAATACCTCTATTGCGCTAGGAACTGAATTGTCTAGCCACTTCACTGGATGTGAGTCCGGTATGTCGTCTTCCTTGCAGCCTTCCTCCATAAGACTGGGCTGCTCAAACGAATAATCATACTGGACTGCAGGAACGCCGCCTCCTTCTCCGGGCTGTATATGTCTATCGAAAGACGCCATCGCAGTTTCCAGTAAGTCCTTGGTAACCGGATGAACAAAACCCTTCGTACCCGAACCTGCTATATGGATTCCTGCAATGACGGTCTTATTAGTCATAGTAACCGCTACAGATCCACATAAGCCCGGGAACGTGCCATGCTCTTTTTTATAATAATATCCAGCTCTAGAGTTGGCCTTGTCTCCTGTTCCGACGGTGGCATTGCACAAACCATTCAGCATCGCGACATGCTGGTTGACAATCACATTATCATTGCCTATTTTGTCAATAATAGCATTTCGCACTGGATCTTGTGGCAACCAATCACGACGAATCCTCGTGATCAAAGTTGCATAGACATTCCCAACCACATTTTCGAGCGGGAAATAATCAATATACCCTTTGCGAATAGGTAGTGCAGTAACTCGCACGACTGCAATGTCCTTGCCATCTATGCGCGCAATATCGCTCTCACCAACTTGACACGTGACCTTTGATAAGCCAACGGTTGAATCATCACAATACGAAAGCGATAAACACCCGGGCTTAGCCATGTGGGATGGTATGAGCCATAAATTTCCGCGCAAAGGGAGCGCAGAGCCAGTAGTGACTTTTAATTTGCCATCGACCATATATTCAACCTTATAAGCAGCCAATGATTTGGAAATCATATTAACCAAATCATTGGGCGAAGTCGACGCCGCCTTATGGGTGCACCTAATAGGAAAGGGAGTACGCATGATCTTCTTCTTAGTCCAGTCGTTACTCTTCTCTCCGGGCACTGGTTCTGGCACTGTCGGCACCGATTGTTCTCCAAGGTTGAGATTGCGCAAACGCATGTACAAGGTCAATAAACCCACTGCTCCAAGACCCATCGTAACAATAGGTGGAGTTGCGCACAACGCATTATAGATCTTAAGCAAACCAATGTCAGCACATTTAGCAGCAGTACGTACGGCGACATTCATCGTTCGCGAAAATTCCGAATGCTGTCCTCTAACAATCGGACCCACTTCTCTTCTCTTCTTTTCCGCCCAATCTTTTGCTGACTGGCAAATAGCATGATTATGAAATGGACACGGATTGTTAGGAGATCTCCACTGAATAGGACAAGGCTTGTCATCGCTCCCATCATCATTAAGGTGCGAGGACATGCTAGCTCCTTCCTCTTTAAGTGGCTCCAGAACCTCATTTTTGGGAAGTTCATCAACGGACCGTTCGCTGTCTTCGATCTGAGCAGGAGGGATAAAACCCAAGTCCTCATCTCTGCTCTGACGCGAACGACCCTTCATGAACTCCTGAAAGTCGCTTCTAGCTGCTTTTAGCATCTTCAATGCTTGCTTCCTCTTCTCATCAAGAACCTTCTCATCCATCTGTTCAATAGTCCGTCCTTCTTTACATTGGTCATCGAGCGAACAAATTGGGCACTTAGCCGGAGGGCAAAAGTGCTCACAAAATTTAAGCTCATCAATGACACGCATGTTACACAAATTAGCGTCCTGCTGTTCCTCAAATTCCTTCCGAAATGAACCCACATATCCGCATATCTCAGCTATATTGCTTGACTCAAAAACTTTGCGGAACTCATAAGTATCATCCTCAGCTGTATCTCCTCTAATTACCTTGACGACTTCCCCAATAACAGTCCATCCATCAGGAATCAGCTCTCCACTAGTATTCTCCCATGTGCCGCGCGAACCCGTAAATCCGGGCGCTGGCTCAATAGTCAATACCAGATCAACCCTGCGCATTATTGATGCCGGGTTATTAGAAAATATCGCTGACTTCAAATCCTTCACATTGGTAGTATATATAAGATTCTTCAACGCATACATATATTTACCTTTCTCGCTCACATCAGATTTGACAACAGCCGACGGTATTATGTTCTTCCTTACAATCATAGAATTGAGAGGAGACGCTTGATACCATTCAGCTCGTGTATTGCACAAATCATCCATCACGATAGTGTGGTGAGTGTTCGGATTATATTCATCATCGAATTTTGCCGATTCGGACGGAAAACACATTCTCTGGGTAGTGGCGTCGATATTGATAGCAGTGCACATCGCCTTGTATAGCAACTGCACTAGAAAAGATTTTGCTACTCCAGATCCTCCAAAAATTCCTAAACACATACATTCTTTTTGAAATGCAACTTTCTTTTGTGACGTCAAAATATCAGTCAGGATGTTATCAATTTTGTAAATTTTTGCATTCAATGAATTACGTGCCATCTCCCATTTTTCCTGTTTCCTTAGCTTCTCATAAAAAAGCTTAATTTCCTCCAACTCAGTGACATAGGATTGTCGAGACGAATATTCTCCTTTGGATAATACTCCTATGGAATCAATATCAGATTGTCGTACTATTTTCTCCCACGAGATAGCTCTGGAATAACGCCTGTCAATTTTATCGAGCTGATCATCGTCAAACATTAGGCAGTTTATACTTGCTCCATTTAAAACTGCCGTACCTTTCTTCAAAAAGAAAGTAACACTCGACAAGACCATATCAACAAAGCCAGCTCCATTTCGTGAGAAGTCCCAGCACTTGGCCTGCAGCAGGCCCATAGTTCTCTCTGACACTTTCTGACACGCCTCAGGATCTCCGGTCCAAACAATTGCCATTACGACAGTCAGCATATTGTTAATCTCTTTCAGCAACGGCGATTCAATAACAATCTTCCAGTTGCGAGAGAGCCCTGCTATAAAATCGATAGCCGCTCCAGAGCTTTGCTCATAGAGCTCAGCATCGATCTGATTGTAGAGCTGAACTATACCGGAAACAATCTGATGCACGTATTTTGCTAAGTGAGCTATCAATGAGCCACTCACCATAGTTTTAATATATGCCAGAATCGCAGAGGTAAGGGCCGTTATAGACGTGGCATGCGTAATGCCTATTATCATAATAACAGCATCCTCACATCGCGCAAGAATTGATTCCCACAAAGGAATAGAACCATCCTCAGGCCGGGTCAGTGATCGCAAGCAGTCCAATTCCCTCTGTAGGGTATTCAAAGTGCCGTCCGCGCTCGTCATGACTTCTCTGGCCTTTCGGGCAGTCACCTCGACAGAATCCATTGTCGACTGAAGTTTAGAATTGGTATCGGTGATCCCTCCGATCACTTCCGACACGAATTCAAGCGCCTCTTCCTCGAGGCGTTCATGTTGCGGCAACGATTCCATATCGCTTTCATCGCAATCATTTTCTCCTTCATCCAATTCCTCCTCTTCATCATCTGACTCGGACACAGTTTCATCAGTCGCATTGTCATCCTCTTCTAACGAATAAGCAACAAAAGGTAGATCCTGTTCGTACAGATCAACCCCTATATTGCTATCATCATCATCTGAAGAGGAATCATAGTGTTCATAGGAAAGCAATGCCATGAGAGAGCGATAACTGTATTCCACTCCAGGATATCGTTCTTGAAAATTCTCCCAGACATTATTTAACAAATAGTCATAAACGTCGGGAGTGCTTCCAAATATCACATACTCTCGATGAAGAGTCGCAAGCGCATACACGGTATATAAGGCAGTCGTTTCAATTACATTAATGCCTCGCTCCGTATCACGCAACACGTAACTCAATCCACCACATCGATTTATTCCGATCTTGAACACCACATATTTAGTCCCTCGTCCTCCGTCAGGTCCAAACTGCGCCCATCTCCGAATTCCAATTCCATCAACATATGACACATCACATACTCCTCTAAATTGACGATGAATATCATCAAACGTCCGGTGATGCGCCAATTGAGCGCGTTCCAAAATCCCTGCAGCTCTTATAAAGAAATACATCTGAGCTGATGGATCAACAATGCATGGCGGATGGTGATTTCCTCCATGCGGGCCTTGTGTGACAATTTCGGTAGTACTTTCCTCACTAGTCGTATTCATAGTGCCCCGTAGGGTCTTTTACTAATTCAAGGCATTTTCAAAGAAAGATCATAAAACGTTCCACGCGAGAACTCCTCCATCAACAAATTTATCCACAGTGTAAATATGCACCACTATGATGTGCATTTCCCACCAGGTTACCAACCTAATGTTCCATACACAAAGCTAAGCCCGTATCTACTCACAGTTGTCACGCCGCGGACATGCCGATACATGCCGAACGGGTTCCAAGACATCCATAGACGCCCCAGACATAGGGCCAATCTCCTAAGGTTAGTTAAATGCAACATATTTACATGCACCCCATACAACGCGGAAATGTCTATTCCATCGCGCGCTATACTAGTTTTATCCCGGGACGCTCCCGGAGGGGTTACTATCTGTACACAATTTGCCTAGGTCACCATAACTACATTGAATGGTCACATGAAAAATACATTACAACCCATCACTGTATCAATAAATCGTCGATTCTCCGACTAATGTTCTTGCCATCCGAACATCGGAGTCCTCCATCACAAATATGGCGAAAGGGGGTGGGGCTGGTCAGGCCCCGTGAGGGTTTAAGACACCCACAAACAGTACTAAAAAGAAGGCTAAATAATAAGTAAAGTCAAAAAGTAATTCCGAATAATAATAAATAAACACGAAATCCGTCAGCATAAAAGACGTAAAGACGAATAACGTGAACATAAAAGGCATCAT